CATTCAAAGTGCTAATAGGAACACCTTCATAAGCGGTAGATGGACGGAACTGTTGCTCAAAGTTTGTTTGAGCACCAGCAACCTGCTCTTCAGCCAAATCAAAAGCCTCAGAAGCAGAGTTCAAAACAGTTTCCAAATCCTCAGCAGACTTAGTTTTCAACGGGTCATACAACTCCGCAACCCTTTTAAGCATTTCTTCCTTGCGGGTTGCTGCTTGCTCACGCAAAAACGCTTCACCCTCACGACCACCCTTAATGTTACGGATACGCTCCGCTTCTTCCTTAGCAGCCTTAGCCCTATCGGAAGCACCACCATCACCCTTAGATTTTATGCTAGCATCAAGACGCTTTTGTGCTGCCTCAATAGGTGCGCTTCGTGCAGCCCACCAACCAGCAGGAGGGTCCTCACCAAAGTTACCAGCCTTATAAGCATCAGCCTCATCATACAAAGCCTGCCACATAGCATTAATAACAGTCTGACCATCCATCTCAGGTGGAACAACAGAATTAGTTTCATTTAGTTGCGGACCAACATTAGTATTGACAGGAGGTTTAGGTGTAGTGCTAGTTGTAGGTCGTGGTGTCACACTAGGCGCAATACGCTGAGGTCGTGTCTGTGCAGCAACCCGTGTAGCCTGAGGCAAATTAGCCGTAGTTGCCCTAGCCTGACCAATATTAACCGTAGGAGTTTTAGCGGTAGCAGGACTAGGTTGACCCTTACCCTGAGCAGGTACCTGTTCCCACTTGTTCGTAACAGGATTCATTCTAAACGCCATAATAACTCCTAGTAGGCGGAATACTGCTTCAAAGCAGTAGCCGCATTAATAACATTCTGTTTCTTCTGTAACTCTAGTTGTGCCAAGTAATCATCCAAATCGGCTTGAGCATTAGCCTCCTGCATAGCAGCCATATTAGCCTCATCCTGAAGTTGCTGAGTAACATCACCCAACTGCTCCTGCATAGTCGCAGCATAACGCTCCAACCCTTTACGCTGAATACCAGAACTAACATTAGGACCAGCCAAACCACGCTGACCATACTCAGCCATCTTAGGTTGAAAACCCTCAGTCAACTGTTGAGTCAATTTAGACAGGGACCTTTGTCCACGCTGCTGACCTAGACGGGAAGCCTGAAGATTGGCAATGGAACTACGGGCACGCCTTTTGCGTGCCGTAGCCTCAGACATACCATAATCACCATAATATGCGTCTAACATGCTCATCACTATTACCTGTTTCGTTCCTTGACCATAGATTTAAGGTCCTCAATTTCCTTAGCCATTTTAGCCAACTCTGATTGCAATGACCTGAAGATGCTTTGTAAAGCATCCTTGTCGCTACTGTTTAGCACGGACAAAAAGGGAGGTTGCCACATAATTAGCCCTTAACCCGTCTAGCGTTATATTTGTATCCGATGCTGTTGACACCCCATTTTTGGCTGGCTGGACCAATGAACTCTAATTGTATTGACCTAGCCAAACCAAGGTTTCTTCCTGTGACCAACTTGGAACTGATAGCACCACTTGACCAGTCCTCACCCCACAAGCCTGTACCCCATAAAAGGGATGTTGTTGGTGGTGCTTGGCTAATGTTGAATGTTTTTCTTTCGTTACCAGTTCCTTCGGTGAAGTCATGGTAAACTTTAACACCAATGTTTTGAGCCAAATCGGATTCTTTAACAACAAAGTCTGGTCTGCGGAACATTTTCTTCTGCATATAAGACCCACCATCAAACCAACGAGTCTTATAATATGATGTGAACGCCGACAGCGTTCCAGTAATATCATCTGATTCTTCGGAATACAAATCAACCTTCATAACATAAGGTTGTGTAGGGTGAATCATCAAACGATAATCCAAATTGTTTCCATCGGTCCAGTCACAACCAGCAATCAAACCATAACCATCAGATGTTTGAAACTGTGTAAAAACACCGTTACGAATAGATGGGTCCAAAACAAAGTTCACACTAGGATATGCGACAGTTGATTGAACAGAATATGGCACTGAAACCCAAACACGCCTACCAACCCAAGACACACTAATGGATTCATTTTCGGCAGGATTAATATAATTCAGGTCAATCGCTGTACGCAAGTTGCTGAACATATCTTGGATGCTGGAGCCGTTATAGTAAAACAGTCCTTGGTTATGGCTAAAGAAATATACGCCATCCTCTGATTGTGCTATAGCATGATGGCTCAGGCAACCAATACGGTTAGACAATTCAACAACCTGAAAGGTTGATGAATCATAACCCAAAATAGCGTAAACAGCATTAGGTTTGAAAACAACCAACTGACCGTTAACAACAGCCATACCAGTAATACCATTACCGCCAGCAGCAATTTCAATATAATCGTTTTCACCCCAGTTCTCAGGAGAGTTCTCCAAAGACCAACGAATCCTGTTAGGATAATAAACGCTAGCCTCGGTGGTGTTAGCAGCCCACATCTTGCTAGCATGGACAATGAGATGCTCTGCTGTTGGCATTTTGCGTTCAGCACTAGTTGGTGTTGTTTGCCAAGCATGAGGAGCAGTTCCAGATGCTGTCAACGCAAACGGGTAAGTGTCAGTAGTTTTCCAAACATAACCACCATTACCAGCAGAACCACAAGCGATATACATGCTGTTACCCCATTGAGCCATGCAAGCACCATGAGGACTAGGGGAAGTTAAATCAACACCAGCACTAACCTGAAGAGAAGTAAAGTTTCCGCCAGTAGAACGAAACACTTTCGTTCCATTTGTTAACATAATTGTTTGCGTGTCACCGCTAAAAGGATACAATTTGTGTGGAGTCCAAGTACCAGCAACTGCTGTGGTGTTCAACCTATGTTGACCACCACGGCTAAAGACACCACCACGAGGGTCAATTTCAACATTCAACATATCAGGTGACTCATAACTAGCCAACTGAAACTGGTCAGCACGGAAGTTTAACCCACCAGTAAAATCGGAAACCTCACTAATTTGAATCTGGCTCATTACTGACCCAGATTCTTACCCATCATCTGCATCCAACCATTAAAGGTAGGACGACCAGATGTTTGACCAGCGTTCAAACGCAAATTAGCATGACTAGCAGGCTTACTAATATTAGCCGCAGCCAAAGTAACAGCCTCATCAAAAGAACGCTTATACTCATTAGCCATCAAAGTATCCTCAAGCCGCTGATATATACGACTACAAGCATAATACACTAAAGCAAAATGCAAGTTAGCACTTGCATCCACATTACCCTCAGCGTTAATCCAGTCAATAGGTTCACGATAAGCACGGACAGTCAGAGTACGAACATTATTAGGCTTAGGAAACAAATGAACCTTACCTTCCCAAATGCTATAAAAAAGCGGGTCACCACTAGTGTCATACGAACCAACATATGTTTGCTCAGCCATATCATGACCGACCATATCTAAACGCAAACCAATATTAGTGTTATCCACAATAGACACAACCTGACTAATAGGGTCAGCGGTAAAGTTTGCTATAGGATATTCACGCTGCTCGGCAACGGTGTTAAAAGTGAAAGTTTTTTCCAGAAAAGTCCAACGCTTTTCCAAATCCAAAATACGATAATACCCGTCACGCAGATACAGGTTTAACAGCGAATCTGGCAAATCCTCGGTATCAAGGTCAGTAATGTCACGAACTGTGTTCCGCAAGTTTGCGGCACTCATCTGCACATAAGCCATTATGCACCCTCATCAATCTTCTCTGCAACCTCAGCCAACGCTTTAGCCTGCTTCAAATGCCCTGCACAGAACTGCTGTCCACGCACCTTGTTAGCCCCACAGGTATCATCATTTCCAGCACACTTATCCCCACGACCAATATAAGGTCCACTAGGAGCAGCGATACGGGACTCGGATACAGCCGCTAGGCGGTATCCAGTCTGAGGAGTGCCATAATAGGCGTGAGCAGGAACACTAGAATTAGCCATCATATAACCCCGAATGTTCCCTAAATTACTTTATGCGACCAAGAATGTCAACCATCGCCTTAGTGCCACTCTTTTTGATAGCACCCTTAACAGGCTTGATAACCTTGCCAGCCCCACCAGTACCATAAGTCAAAGCCAACCAAGCAAGGTCCGACTTAGAACCTTTACCCTGTAGGATACGGTCCAACTCTGGAAGGGCAGCAAACTGTCCCACACCAGACTGATTAATAGCCCCAGCAATATCACCCTGCTTAAAACGCTGGCGTGCCTCAGGACCAACAGTATAAGCATCAACAGTAGCCTTAAGACTACCCATAGGGTCCTTCTTTAGTTGACCAACTTCATCCTTAAGTTGACCGCCAATAGCGGACAACACAGCCCAAATAGCAGCACTACCTTTATCCAATGCACCCATCTTAGGTTCCCTAGGTGCAGCCGCTTTAGAGGCAGCAGCATTGCGTTGGTCAGTAGTTAAGTCACCAGCATAACGCTGCAAAGCCTTCATACCAGTAGAACCATCATACTCTGCAAGACCACTAGGGATAACCTGCTGAATACTCCAAGGGTCAACATCCTTTGGGGTTTTGCGTTCTTTCGCTTCAACCTGCTGTTTATTAACCTTTTTGAACCGTGCAGCCATAACTACTTCTTTTTAGGTTCTGGAGGATTACCATATTTTTGAACAGGCTTATTCTTTTTAGGAACAGCATTATCTTTTTTCATTTTAGCCAAACGCAAATCAATTTGTTTGTCACTCAACTTTTTGCGACCCAAAGACTTACGCATAGCCTCAGCGTTAGCATCCTGCTGTGAACGCAACCGCTTAGAAGATTCTTGTTCAACAACCTTTTTAGGTTTGCGTGGACCTTGTGGACCCCTAGCAGTACCCATCTTGGAATCAGCCTTTTTGATAACAGCATCAAACTTGCGTTTTTCTTCCAAAGCAGACAAACGCTTTTGTGTTTCAGACATCTTTGCAGTTATACGAGCAGGCTTACTACCAGTAAGAATCTTACCAGTCTTAATCTCTTGTGCACGGGCACGGCGAGAACCCATTTCAACAACTTCCTTAGCCGTCTTACCCTTGGTTTCACCAACAATGTTAGCCAAACGCTGCTTAGCAAAAGCATTAGCCTTAGCAGAATCAGACAAAGCATCCTTTACGATAGCACGAACATCACCAAGTTTAAGTTCATAACCTTCCTTAGTGGCATATTCCTTCATCTTGTTAATCTGCTTAGTCAGCATATCACGGCGACCCTGTGAACCTTTAACACCCATACGGTTGGTCGCATCAATAATGCGTTGAGCCTTATCAACTTCACGCTCAAAAAACGCTTTAGCCTTATCAGTCTTTAACTGGTTAGCACCATAACCATAAGCCTCTTCAGCCTTACGGTTACCTCGTGCACGACCCAATCGTTTTGCCTCTTCTGTCCTCGCTGCTTTCTTCGCTGGACGCTCAGCAGCAAGTTTAGCATCACGCTTAGCCTTCTCTTCAGCCCACTTAGCCTTGTTAGCCGCAGACCGTTCAGCCTTCGTTAATGGTTTAGCGGGGACAGAAGCAGCCTTACGACCAACTTTTTTAGCCGTTGTCGTAGTAGCCTTCGGTGCGTTAGCACCAAGGCGTTCTAGGACTTTGCGAACGATGTCATCGTAAGGACCCTTAGCCATTACTTATTGCCTTTTTGTCCATACTTTTTGTTTAATTTTTTATCTAATTTTTTTTCAAGTCTTGCAGAAAAAGGTCGTGTATTTTCCTTGAGAAGTACTTTGCTGACCTCACGCTGAAGAGTGCGAGTACTTTTATCAACTCCCTTTTTGCGAGGATACATTCTCTTGACACGGCGATTCAATGCCATATCGTCAAGTTTTTTAGGAACAGTTGAATAAATCAATCGTGCTTTTCTATCGCTTGCTACATCTGATACAAACTCTCCAGCAGAGCGTGTCTTTTTTACAGCCTTACCAATAGCCTTGCCAGCATCATCAAGAATACCAGTAGGGTGACCCTGACGGGCTTCAATAGCGGATTTCTTTTTAGTAGCCATTAGTTTCCTTTTTTCTTTCTTGCACGCAAAATATTGCGTGAACGCATATCATTCATTAACTCAAGAGTAGATGCTGCCCGTTGTGCTTTGGTGCTACCCATAACCCTAGGCATTTCCATATCTTTTCTAGTTTTGTCACCCCAAGGGTCAGAACCAAGACGCTTAGGCATTTCTCTTTTTTCTCGTGCATCTTTTGAAGCACGCTTTGGAGTAGAAATAGAAGGTGTGAAATCAATCTTCTTAGCCTTAGTGGGTTTTGGTTTTGACTTTCTTGGTCCAGCCTTAGGTTTTGGTTCTGGTGGAATCTGACTCATATACTTAGCCATTATTCGCCATCCTTCTTTTTCTTCATCTTCTTACGACCAGCCAAACGCTTCGCTTCCATCTCTTCCTGACGCTTAGCCCAAGCAGCACGGTTAGCAGCACGAGTTTCCTCTTTAGCCATCCGTGACTTCTCAGCAGTTTCAGACAACCACTTAGAACGCTCAGCCCAATGCTTAGCAACATTAATCTCACGCTTCTCAGCACGAGTCATCTTCTTAGCACCACCACTAGGCTTCTTAGGTCCCTTAGCAGGTTTAGGTGCAGCAGCACCAGCCGTAGGTGGCTTAGGTGGCTTCTTGCCACCACGACCACCAGCGGCGGTCTGAGGTGTAATCTTTGGTACAGTACGGGCTGGCTTAGCAGCAGTCGCACCCTTAGCACCAGTTTGTGGTGCACGGCGACCAACAGCCTTAGTTGATTTACCTAAAGCAGATTTAATTTGTGATTCAGATGCAGAAATACCAGCACTCTTCATTGCATCAGTAATAGCCCGCATCAAGGCATCGGAGTCAATAGGTGGCTTAGGCATTAGTATGCTTTCTTCTTTGCAACCTTAGACTTTTTACCCTTAGGATAATCCGAGGTCTTTGTCCCCGCCTTAGGTTTAGCGTCAGCGTGACTTGCCAAAATCTTGTATTTCACTGGCATAAATACTCCTAGATATAAGAAATGGTGGGGGAATCGCTTCCCCCACCATTATCAAATTGTTCCCTACTAAAACTTACGCAGTCTTAGCGGTCAACTTGCCTTGCTTTGCAGCGTTGCGGCAGGTGAGGTTACCGTAGCACATGATAAGCGCATAACGAGCATCCAAGTTTTCTGGACGAACGAAATCGGTCTGTGCAAACCACTTGCCTGAGTGACCAACGAGGGTCAGGTACTTGCTGTTCAAGAAGTACACAACACCAGCGGTGCAATGCTCATCGTAAACAACAGGAGCAGCCTTGAACAACAGGTTCTGGAATCCAGCATCTGCCGTCTTGGTGTCTGTGTAACGAAGTTGTGGCTGCAGAAGAGCCTCATACTTTTCAAACAGAGTCTGGGTCGTGAGAACCATGTCTGGGTGGTCGTTACCAACAGATACGCTGTTGTAAGCGGTGGACAGTTGTGCGAGGGTCAAAGCACCTGCGGTGTTTTCCTCGTATGAACGCCAGTACTCGTTACCAGCAGTTGCACGGTTGATTCCACCAACGGTTCCTGATGCTTCAACGATGTTTCCAAGACCGTTCCAGTCTTTTCCGCTGTTGCCAGTTCCGTCTGCGAAGAACATCTGGTTGAAGCCTTCACGCATTGACTCTTCAGCCTGCATGATTTTTGCTTCCAACAAGTTGATGATTTCTTGTTCACCGTTGTTCTTGGCTTCTTCAATACCGCTGATTGCGATGGATGCAGCGTACTGCTTCCAGTCGTATTCAGCAGCCGTGATACCACTTTGTGCTGTAAGCGAAATGGTGTCGTAGCCTGAGTACGATGCAACGGTTGAGTTCTGACCGTAAATCAACGGTTCAACAATCTTCGTACCGCCGTTGAGCATGCGGATGCGACCCTTATCCTGAAGGAAGTAGGTCAACGGGCGAGCCGTGAAGATGTTGTCCGTGAGTTGGTCACGATAGTTTGCGAGCGTTGTACTGAGCAACGCATCAAAGTTTGGGTTTGCCATGATAATCTCTCTTTAAGAATAGTAGTTGATTAATTTGCACCCATTTGACGCTTAGCCGCTTCCCAAGCCTCCGCTACCGATGTGATAGGAACAAAAGATTCATTCGTTGTACTGGCTGTAGCCGAGGCTCCACCAGATACAACAGATGCAACACGCTTCGCTTCCAACACTTGGTTCTCAACTTGTTGTTGATGTGCCTGTGCCGCTTCCGCTGTCCGTGCTTTTGCAACCATCTTATCAAAAGCAATTTGCTTGTAAACGCCCTCAAGGTCATCTGTGCCCATCCGCAAAGCGGTGGTCACAACTTCCTTAACATCAAAATCAGAATACTTGGATTGCAAACCCTGAATCTCACGCTCAATAGCCTGCTGACTCTGGTAATCCTCAAAAGATGCTATACGCTGGTCAAGTTCACGATACTTCGCTTCTACAGGGTCCAAGTACTCTGGCTCAGCATCCTGAACCATTTGTTGAGCCTGTGCACGGCTAATACCATAATGTTGACTTAATAGGTCAATCGTAGCCTTCGGGTCATTTTCCAAAGCCGCACTAAGCGCACTAGCAAACTGGAACTGTTCCCGCTGCTGAGATAACTCTTGTGTCTTTCTGGTATAATCCGATTGACGCTGATAACCTGCGATAGCCTCTGATAAAGGAACTTGCAATTCCTCGCCATCAACCTTAATAGGAACTCTATAGTTAGAATATTCCTCAACGGATAATGTCGGTGTATCGGGTGCTTCTGTATTTACACTAGTTTCGGTTGACCCAGAATCAACGGGTTCCACTGCTGGTGTTGTGAGTTCATCACTCATTAAAATATCTCTCCTAATAGAGTCCTAAAATGGTTGCTCTATATAAGCACTAGGCGTTCCCTAGGCTTGTGGAGGTTGCTGTCCTTGCTCCAACATAGCCATCAATTCTGGTGGCATCTGACCTTCAGGAGCAGGTGCTGGAGCACCCATAGGTGCACCAGCCCCAGCAGTAGCGGGGACAGGAGGGGTGGCACCTGCTTGCTGCTGAGGCTGTGCGAGAAACTCGTCAGGGTTTTTAACACCAAAACCAAACTGCAACACATGTGCAGCCAACTTAGACATATCTATAATACCTGCACCAGCGAACGGTGCCATAGCATCAACAAGTTGCAATGCCATCTGACGCTTAAATGACTCGTTATGTGGCTGGGTTGAACCTGCCGCTACTTCAAAGTCAAAGTCACCTTGCAGATAGTCACGGTCAAAGTTTACCCACAATGGTTCACCGTCACGACCCATAACACGGGCAACTTGTTCGCCTTGCATAAATTGTTGTGCTAGTTGTAGCATGCGGCGACCAACCTCGGCAATGGCTTGTTCAACGACAGCCAATTTATCTGAGGTTCGGGCATTAGCCGCATCTTGCATCAACGATGATTCTGTTGCGGTACGGCGAATCTCTGATACCGCACCACGCTGGAACTCTGACACACCAGAAATACGGTCAATGTCACCAATAATCATGTTGGACTGGTTATAGAACTCTGGCGGGTTAATAACAGCAGGGAAGGCTGTAACAACATTACCGATAGGTTCATCGCTGGAAACAGGTACCATCACATTGTCGTCATCCGACTCCAATGCTGAACGACCCAACTGGTCAAACGCCGATTCCTTGTATAGATATTTGCGACTGAACTTTTTGCGATGGTTCATCATCTGTGAACGAGTTTCGTTCAATTCTAGTTGCAATGGTTCAATGGATTCCAAATCACCAATAGGATAGAAATGGTCTGGAACATCATAGTTCCGAATCATAACAAACGGCTGACCAAAAGCATAAGGCATCTTCATAGGCTTAACCAAGAACATGTCCGAACCTTCACAAAACACACTCATGCTATTGCTGGAAATATCATAGTATTCCCAAATCTCTGCATAGCCTTCGTTCTTATCATATACCTTTCGGCGACTAGGGTCGTCCGCATAACGACTAACAGCCATAGGTGTAACATCAAGTCGTGCAGCCTTAGAGTAACGCTTATCGTTACGAACATCAGCAATAGGGCGGCGGATACGCTGCGCTATCCACTTAATGTCTTTCATTGATGTTGCATCAGGGTCCACAAAAACATCGTTAACAGAGACACGCTCAGCAAAAGGGCTGTCCTCACGAACAATCGTAGTCGGATGTCCGATGCCATTAAGGTTCGCTTCCGAAATCTCTGACTCACCCTCAACCTCTTCTTCAACAAAACGATAACCGACTTTAATCCAACCATGACCAAAAGCCAACATGTCCTTTACAGCACGGCGGAACTCTGAACGAATATCCTTATGTCTCCACCAATAGTTCACAACTGCTTCAGCAATAACAGCCTGAGGAGCAAACTCTGCACTAGTCGCATTAACCGTAATCTTAGGGTAGTTAACAGAAATACTAGGGGAAATAACATTAACGGTAGAAAACGCAATATTAACAAGCATCTGGTCTTCATTCTTGTAGTCATCAAAATGTTTACCCCGATACAGGTCATTCATGCGTTTCCAAAGACCATCATAACCGTCTTGTTTGCGCCACTTCTTTGATGCTTCCAAACGCATCTTAGCGTGCTTCAAATAGTCTGCACTAGATTTCTTAGCCATTATTCTGCGTCCTTCTGTCCGTCATGCCAACCAATATGCTCATCTAATTTTGTGCCAATTCTATCAACTTTAGTGCCAATCATCTTCAACAAGATTCTACCCTCAGAGTGTTGCTCAGTATTTTCTTTACGCAACTTTTGTAGAACCACAACAACAGGTCCCATAATGATTGCAACAATTATTGGGACCCATACGGATGAAAGCATGACTCATTACATCCAGTTCGTAACTGGTTCTGCGTTGTAACCGTTAATTTTAGCCTGTTCCACAGTTTGACGCTGACGCTCAGCAATAGTAGGACCATGAAAATCTTCTTGACCATAGGTAAAACCCAATCTGACGGTACGAACATGGCAGGCAAAACAAATCTCGCCACGGCGTGGCAACTCATCAGCCGAGAACTCACGCTGACACTGGGTGCAAGTAAAATGAAGCATCATAAATACAGAAATCGTTCCCTAAAAGTTAGAAAGGAGTCCGTTCACGCACATTATGTGCACCCATAAAGGTTTTTTCTGGACCTTTTGGACCAAACATGTGCTGCTCCCACCACAATAGGCTATTTGTAGGGGGTGCAAAGTCCTGCCGATACTCAGGCAACCACACATATTTCAACATTTGTACAGCAATAGCCAAAGAAACCACCCTGTCATCATGTGGGCTACCAGCCATCTTACCATTTTCCTTACGGACAAAGGTCCGCAACTCGGCAATAGTCAAACGGTCATACACCTCAACGCTAGCATCACGCAAAGCAGCGTTCAACTCGTCAATCATCAACGGCTTTGAAGTTGCCGTAGTACGCCAACCCAAAATATCCGTAGCCTCAGGACGAACCCTAGCCAACTTACGCTGCCTATACAAGTTCTTGTAACCATACTTCTGTGCAGCCTTAAGGGTTGTTAAACCATGGTTGTTGTTTTCAACACCCAACAACGCATTGTTGTACCACCAACCCAATTCAGCCATCAATTCACCAAACAAATCTGGCTCTATTCGTCCATGCCAATGAGCACAAACAATACCAGTTGTAGCATCAATAATATGAGCAGAACTATAGTCACCATAACTAAGCCCTTCAGCGACATCCGCCCCAATCACATAAACACCCTCGCTCCTAGGGAAATCCCAAATAGCCAACTCACCATCCTCAGCATAATGGAACTCACCATTACCCATAGAATACAAATGATAATAGCCATTATCCGAATCAACTGTTACCATGTCATCCAACATTTGAATATCAAACACAGGATTACCAGACTTAATAAAAGCCTCTTCTGGGAAAGATGGGTATTCTTGATGTAACTGCCAAGGGTGCATGTTTGCAGCCTTGGAGGCATACCATTCTTCTCCACGCTCACCATCAGCAGACCAAGGAAAGAACACTCCTTTGAACTTGTTGGTTCCTGTTTGGGAACCAACCCATAACTGGTGATAAAAGTTACCAGAACCATTAGCAGTGGACAAACCAATCACTCGTCCGCCGACATCGGCTACAGGCTCAATAGATGCCCACGCTTCCTCAGCATTAGGCAAAAACGCCCACTCGTCCACAATAACCAAATACACCGATTCACCACGAGCAGGGTCATTGCTAGAAGGCAATGACTCAATACTAGATTCGTTACTAAAAACCATTTTAAGTTGATGCTCAGTTGTTTGTGATGGTCCTCGTTCTTTCATCCATTGCGGCATAAAACGATAACCGTACTTAGCCTTAGCCAACAACTTAACAGACTCACGCTCCGTGCGTGACAACATAACAATAAAACGGTCTTGCCAAAAAAACGCTAACCAAAACGCATAAGCAGCAACCAAAGTACTAAAGCCAATCTGACGGGCTTTCAACACAATACTATAGCGTTCTTCCAACCAAACGGAAACAGTTTCTAACTGTGCTTCACGCAACTCAAACTTAACTCGTCCACGCTCAGGATGTTTAATGAACCAAAAGTTTGAACAAAAATATGCAAACGCTTCCAATAATTCTTCTGTCGTGGCACCTTCAGGTCCACGACATTTGCGGAACTCTTGTTCGTTTAATAGTTCTCTTAATTCCATTTCGGTTCTCCGCCCCAAGGACCCCATCCATCACCGTAGCGGTTATCAGCATAATCATAAATAGCCATCATAGCCCTACCACTAATAACAGGATTATATAAGTCTTTACATTTTGTTAATACACCAGCATCTTGAAGAAAACCCTTTTTGGTGTATTTGTTTGGTTTGCACCAAAACTTGTTAATTTGAAATAGCCCAATAGAACCACCCATAGGGTCATCACGATTAATCACCGATGCGTTGCATCGGGATTCACGCCACATAATATAATCCACCTGATACATCATGTCCTTGCTATCAGAAACCATCTCTATAATAGAATAATGGTTCCAACACCTAATGGTGGGATATTGTTTAGCGTGGACAAAAGAGGGCGAAGCCAACAAATATAAAGCAGTAGCCAATAGAATTATTTTCTTCATATTACCATCCTAAATGACCGTAGTCATTAATCGGGGATATTACTTGAACAAAGCCTTAAATGCTTCGTGGACCTTCTTAGGGTCATCTGCGAACTCTGGACTGAGTTCTAGGTGATACCAGTCACCATTGGGAGCACCACCAAGGGTTGCCTTGGTGTATTTGCTCCAACCTTTGCGAGTGCACTTGTAGCCTCGCCCATGTGGCTTAGGGAAATAATCCAACACCAGTTCTACGCCTAGAGAGTCAGCGTTGGCGACAATCATTTCAATAACCTTGTTGGCTTCTTGACGAGATTTGCCACGCCAACTTAAGTCCATAGCCCGACCCGTTGAGTGCACACTTAGGTATTGGGGTTTTCCTTTAATTGAACGAACACCCCATGTGCCATTATTCCAAAGGTTGCCTTTAGATAGTAGTGCCACATGTTTCACAAAGGCTTCTGTGCCTTTGCGTTTACCTTTTGATATGCCGTCCGACACACCAGTATATTTCAAACTAGGTCGTCCTCGCTAGGGATTTCGCTAAACAACGCTTCATCAGTTTTACGGTTCTCTGCTCGTTGGGCGTATTCGCCCAACCCCAACGCAGATAACACAAAAGCGACAACGGTTTCAGTTGGTACATCTGGTACCAGAAAAGAAGCGACTAACGCAACAGCAGATGAAACAAACGCTGCCACACGGACAGGGTTGTTATAAACGAATGCTTTAATCTTTTCCATACTATAGGGTTATTGTTCCCTAGTGATATATTAGTCTATTTGTGGGATTGGAATCCAAGACAGTGATTCTTCATCCCAATAAAAATCGCCTTCTGGTTTTGGAACTGGAGGTTGCCAATCATTATTTTCATCAAGCATCCATGAAGGAAATGGTTGTATTGCTACAAATTGGTCTTTTACAGAATCATATGTTCCGCCAACCACACAATATTGTTTACGAATTGAACCATCAAGTTTTGTTTCAATCCAATTACCACCAAAGTTTTCAACAATCCAATCAACATTAAGTTCATCGTCAATAACTATAACATCAACAACATTGTTTAATTCATCTATTTTTGCATAGTAACCCATTACGAAATCACCAAGTTTCCACCCGCCGTAAATGTTCTTACAGTATCAGCACCAACAGTTGTTACAGTGCCTCCAGAAATTGTGTATCCAGCAGCAGACGCTGTAGGATACCTAACAACAACAATTCCTTGAAACCCAGCACCACCAGTTCCAGTTCCGTTACCACCACCGCCACCACCGCCATAGTTATTTGCCGCCGAACCGCCGCCAACATTGAACTGCAATCCGTTACCGCCACCAAAAACACCAAGTCCTGTTCCACCAACAATGCTTGTTTGGTTTTGCACAGAGCCACCGCCACCGCCAGCAAACTGTTCGTTGCTTCCAGTTCGCAAACTAGTATTTATTCCAGCACCACCATTTCCTGGGGCTGATGGGTTTCCTCCCACACCATTTCCACCAACAGCAGATGCACCACCACCACCAGCACCAGCAGAACTTCCTGTTCCTCCAGCAAATCCGTTACCAGATGTTCCACCAGTTTGTGTACCAGAACCACCACCACCACCAGAACGAGATACAGCATTTATAGATGAAGTTCCACCAGTT